CAATGCTTATCCCACGGCTATCAGCATCCGTTGAATTAATGCCAATCGAATAGGCAGTGTTAGCAGCCGCTGCAATCTGCTGAGTCGTGTCATAAAACGACCCCCACAACATTTGGTTGCGGACTGTATCAAGACCACTTGTGAACGGATTGAGCTTAAAGGCCATTGCTCAGCTCCGAACAACGGTAAGCAGATTATTGTTGCCATCATAGGTCATTGTCAGCACTGCTACGGTTTTGCCGCTTGTACCGCCACGTTTGTACGTTGCAGTTAGCAAGTTATTTGCGCCGTCGTATGTATTGACAATGCAATCATGCGTAGGGATTTCGAGCCCATCGCGTGCTACCGCATCACCACCACCAGGAAGAACGTAAGCCATCAGAGCCTGTAAGCAACAACAGTGCCGCTGGTCAATGTGATGCTGGTAAACACGCCTTCAAGTTCGGTGCTTGCCTTAAACGGGATGGCGCTGAGTGCGTTGCCAGTCCAATCCATTGCAGCCAAGCTAGCGATCACCGTGTCTTCAAGGGCAACGATTTTGCCGAAGCGGCCGGTATGCGCTGCAGTGTCGTCGATATATTCGGCGCCGGGATACTTGTAACTCATGACCGCTTGATTGCAAAGTTGCCTGGTCCGCTAATTCTAAGCCCGGTCAAGTATCGCTCCATCAGCGGCGGCACCTTGTCAACACCAACAGCGCCGTAACCGAGGTTAGGAGTCACGTCAATGCTGCCAATCTTGACGTTCTTGTAGTCTTCCAACCCGCTTAGCCCAATGCCATCAGGGTTGTTGTTGAGATAAGTGGCCAGCACAACCTGTGCATACTGCACCTGTTGCGGAATCTCAGTGTCGGTGTAGTAATCCGTCGTGATGCGAAACGGAAAGCCAACAGCGTACGTATTGATGTAGGTATCAGGCTTGCGCACGCCAGTACGCGGCCACTGCAGCGCCTGCGTGTCAGTAGCGCGGGCGCCTAGGAACCGCTCACGGTCCAATCGTTGGGTAGCGGTAAACAGCGCTCGATTCTTTTGGTCAGTAGTAGCTGATGCCCATGCCGTCACATCAGCATCTTGCACAAAGCCATCAATGATCTCCTGCGCTGCTGCCAGCGTCAGGTAGGAGTTTGCGCTTGCCGACCCTACGGTTGCGTTGATTGCTATTGCCATCGTTGGGTGGCTCCGTCATCTCAAGTTTAAGTGTGGGCTCTGCAATAGAAAGAGAGGCTGCCTCGTTAGAAGCAGCCTCCAGTTCACGCAGTCGCCGAAAGGCGAACATGCCCATCAGACGCGCTTCAGCAGCACGGTCAGGATCACACCAGCCAGAGTGGTGGTGGTGCCGGTGACATCAAGAGCCAGGCGGTTGCCAGCCTCAAGGATGCGATCGCCGTTGGTGGTGGTCAGAGCAGGGGTTTGCTCAGTAAGAGCAGTGCCTTTGAAGTTGATGGTGGCGCTCAGAAGGTCGTCACCAGCGGTGGCGGCTTCAGTGCCTTGGCAACGACGAACGGTGCCAGTTACGGCGCCAGCATCGTTGCCGGCAGTGGCGTGAACTTCACGCACTGCAACCACCTCGCACTTCACCGGAGCAGTCCAGAATTGCACGTCGGCAATCGAGGATGCACCGTAAAAAGTGGCTTCGAGGTACTGCTCGGTGGACAGTTCAAACTGGGAGGGTTGTGCCATTGTTAGTTACCTCAGTCAAAATTGGAGGTATTCGTCGAACGTACGACACCTAGGTTTTTCAGCTCGTACACCTTTGACCAGTTAGCAACCGTTTCCAGCTGAGCGCGAGTGGGGTTGGCAGTAGTCACCGCCCACTTAGCGCCAACGGGGTGGTAGCAGTAGTGCAGGTCGATTGACATGGCATCGCTCTTGGCGAGGATGTCACGATCGGTTTCGGTCTGCATCGCCATCTGTTCACCGCTGGCAACAGCGCCTTGGGTGAAGAAATAGGTGGCGTATTCGGTCGAAGAACCGCTGCCATCGGTCTGCACATCGTCAGACACGATCACGCGCAGACCCATGTAGGTCGGCACGCTCACGGGACCGTAGGCACCAGCGATGCTGCCGCCAACGAAGTCAGTGACGCTAGAGGTTAGACGTGCGTCTGTCTCGGTCACGTAGTCGATGGCCTTGCGCTCAACCAGGTCGTAATAGACCTTGGAGTGCATGGCAACAGCAGCCAGCTTGTCGCCTTGATCGCCCAGCAGGCTGCGGGCTTCAGCAACGTGACGGGGGCTCAGCGTGGTGGGAGTATCACCAGACTCGCCATCAATGGTCAGGCCAAAGAAGGCAGCAGAGCTGGAGGTGGATCCCAGGCTGCCGAACACACCGCCAAGGCAGGACAGCAGATCCTTCTGGCGCTGGTTAGCGATGTAATCAGCGATCTTGGCGCCGATGGCGGCCATAGGGTCAGAACCGGCAGCAAGAGCAGCCAGGTCGCGCGACTCAAAAGCACGGCCACGGTGCAGGATCACGCCAACTTGCTTGTCAGCTTGGATCTTGCCAGGTGTGAGGCTGGTGCTGTCGGTCAGCACCTCGAAATCGCCGGAAAGGTTTGCTTTCCAGAAGGGAACGTTGATGAAATCACCGCCCTCGGTGGCATTCAGCTCCGCCAGAGGCTGCACCACACCGGAAGCCAGGAAGGCATCGCGCTGAGTGGTTTGCTCAATGACGTAAGGCGTAAATACCTCGGGGATGATGATGTCAGAGCGAAGAGTCGCCATGACTAATCCTCAAAAAGGGTTTACGGATGTGGGCGCAGCCCCAGGCTCTATGTGGCGCAGCCATCACGAGCAGACACTCAAATACTAACGGTTGGCTGCAGTTTTCATCCGCTCATATAGGTCGCGGTCTGTACGGAATAGCCGCGACTGCTCTGTGAGGTTGAAGCTATCGCGGTTGAATGGATTGCTCATGCCAGCCGGAATGGTGCCATTGCTGCCGCCGGTTGGTGCGCCGCTGCCTTGTGGCTTGGGTTGCTTCTGCATCCATGCCGGCAGTGTTTTGGCCCATTCAGCGACAGGCTTGCGCTCGTAGCCGTCCACAACGACCACGGTGCCGTCGGGTTCGCGCTGGATCGCATCAGGCGACAGCTTGGTCTTCAGCACGAGGTCAGGGTCATGCACGATGTCAGCCAATGCCGTGACTGCTGGTGTGACCAGCTCTAGCTCGCGGACGCGGGCTTCAAGTGTTGCAATGCGCTGGTCCTTTTCAGCCGTCGCCTCACGGAACTGCTGCTCCAAAGCCTGTCGTGCCTCTTGGTATTTGCCTTGAGATTCGAGTTGTTGCTGCTCGTAGTTGCGCTTGAACTCCAGCAGTTCATCAACATTGACCCCATCAGGCGTCTTGGATTTCTTTGCTGCACGCAGCTCAGCAATCAGCTCTTGATTCTTGCGTTCTAGGGCTTCAACGCTGCGCTGCAGCATTTCAGTATCACCAGTTGCCGCAGGCTCCTGGATCTGGTTTTCTTCAGACATGAATAACCCGCAGGGTCAGTTACGCTATTAGTTTAGTGAATTAACTGGAATGGAAATCATCAAGCACAATCCAGAAGGGATTGGCTCACGCGATATTCGATCTGCATTGTCCCGTGTGATTGACATCGATGAAGACGGCAACGAAACAAAGATGTTTGCCGCTGTTGGAAATTTGCACCTATCAAGAGTTGTCGCCATTGCTCGTGACGAGGATGGCGACATACTCCTGATCACTGATCACGCGCAAGCTGTCATGGAGCAGCTTGGAAGCTGGGATGACTTTCTTGCGGACTGATCAAGCCTTGCGGCGGCGACCGGTGCTTCGCTTGCTTTCCATCTTGCGGACCTTGGCTTGTGCTGCTTGATATGCCTTGACATTGGAGCGGATGTTCTTTGCGCCAGCGTCAGTGCGCTTGCCAAGTCCGCGAGTTGATGTTCGTCCGCCAGCTCGCATCTTGGCGCCCCTGGCTTGGCTAGTGGCTGCCTTGTACGCAGCTTTTGCCTTGCGGCCTTGTGCGACTTGATTCTTCATGCCGCCTTTGCTGGCAGCGCTTTTCTTGCCTTTCGACTTTCCGCCGCCGCCGCCGCCGCCGCCGCCGCCGGCAAAGCGCCCTCTGGAGTCACGTTTGTAGGTACGGGCCATTGGCTTTTATGAATTCATAATCGCATTCTAGCCGTGCTGATTATTTCTTTTTCTTCGCAGTCTTAGCCGCAGCCTTGAACGCAGCAGCAGTAGGCCTGCCGGCTTCACCCTTGCGTGCCATGCGCTCGTTACTGCCGGCCGCAATGCGCTTGCGCTTAGCGGCAATGTTGGCGTATAGGCCAGGCTTCTTAGCCATCACTTCTTACCCTTGCGTGACTTGCCGGCTTTTGCGAGCGCGATTGCCACCGCTTGTTTTTGCGGCTTGCCTTTTTTCATCTCGGTTTTGATGTTGGCTGATACTGCAGCCTGCGACTTGCCCCGCTTCAGCGGCATCGCGCCATTCCTCAATACCTGTTAACAGTGTAGAGCCGTCTGCCGTTGCCCAGCCCTTGTCGGTGTAAATAGCTGGCACCCATGCCTCGCCGTGCAGGGCTTCAACTGGATCAGAGCTAACAAAAAAGATGCCGCGATTCTCAAAATGCCGCAGGCTAGGCAGGTCCATATCGTGCACGAAGCTGATCCAAGGTTAGCTCTGAACCGTCATCACGAACTAGCTTGGCGATAGCATCAGTCGGGCCGTATTTGTCGGCAAGCCGGTTGAAATACGGCACCTTGTTGGCGCCCAATGCCTTGGCCTTGGTTTCAAGGTTCTGCTTTGCCAGCCACTGCCCGTAGGTTTGATCTGCCGGCACTTGGCCGCCTGCTGATGCACGCTTTGCTGGCGGTGGTGGCGTGAAACCTAGTTCGTCGTAGTCAATCACCGGCACTGTCGTGCTGCGGCAGTTGAAATGCTGCGGCGGAGTCGGACCCTTGCCGTATTCAAACTCGCGGCCATCCAATGCACGGCAAATGCTGCTGGTGCGGGTATCCAGTGTTGCCACATAGCGATACTTCTTAGTGATGTCTTGATTGGCTTCATATACTTGCTGACTAGCTGCATTGGCTACTTGGTTGATACTGGTGCGCACAAGGCTAACGATCTGATTGTCGGCAACTGCTGTTGCTTGGCCGCCTGCTGCAACTAGCTGCTTCACGGTTTTGGCTTCTTCGCCAAATTCAAGGTTTCCGATCAGCCGCTTGGCAATGGCTGGCGTCGGCTCACCAGTCAGCAAGCCTTGCCGCACGACTTGGCTAAACCGCTCAGCCTGATCAACGGCAATGCCGCGAAATGCTTTGGTGACCACTTCGCCATTGGGCAGTGTGATTGTGGCGCCTTTGGCAGCGGTGAGGCTGAACGTGCCGGTGCCAGCCTGCTGCGCTAGGGCTTCCGCGCCATAGACAGACTTGAACAAGTCGTCCGACAACGCCACCACATTGATCTGCGTTGGATCAGTGGTCACCACTGACTGCGCGAACTGCGGGCTGATCTCAACGGTGCGCACCGCATCACGTGCACCTGCTGGCAATGCACGCCGCAGTTGATCGGTCACAAACTCCGACTGCAGCTCTGCAATGCCTTGCAGCTCTAATGCTGTCAGCTCAGTTGCATCGCCTGCCCAGGTTGCCAGGCTGTCCTTCAACTGAGCAAGAATTGCACGCAGCCGTGCCGCTTTGACTGGTGCGGACAGCTCGTCAATCGTGCGCAGCTGATTGACCGCATCAATGATGATGTCGTTGTAAGCATTGATGACACGCCGCGCAACGCTATTGCTGTAGCGGTTGAGGTCTATTGCATTGCGGTAGAGCGCTTCTGGTGTGCTCATCGTTCAATGCCAAGATCTTCCGGTTGATAGCCGCTGCGGATGCTGACATTAGCGCCGCGGTTCAATGCAGTAGTGACCAATGCAGCGAATGCGTCGTAACCATTTTGCCCGTCTTCGTACAAGATCGTTTCGTCAATCTCATCTGGCCTGCCTTCCTTGTACCAGCTGATGCGCACGATGGCTAAGACCTGTTCCGGCAGAGCGCTGACGTGATAATCAAGCTCTTGCCTCCTCGGTTTCCTCGGTTCCATCCAGATCATCAGGTCCACTAAGCGGTCGGTCACCCAATCCAGCAGGTTGTAGATCAAGCCCCGCATTGGCCGTAGCTTCAAGCTCCTCATCCACGTTAAAGTCGTCGCCTAGTACATCGCCTTCGGCAAGCTCACGCAGTAAGGTTTCTTGCGTGATGGTGCCTGCGGTGTAAAGCTGCAGCAGCGCTTGAATCTCCTGCGGTTCAAGGCGTGTGCCAAGGAAGTCACGGTTGACGTAGCTGCTGCCAGGGGATGTGTTGTTGCCGATGTACTGCGCATGAAACTGCAGGCAGTTGTCGATCATGTCCTGCACATTCTGCGCAATCACCATCATGGTGCTGTCGCCTTGGCTGCGATCAATGCGCTTTGCCTCAGCAGTTTCAGCAGATAGCTTCTGGCCCAGTACTGCCGACAGACCTAGCTCATTGATCTGCAGTGCAAGCTGCTCAAGCCTGCGAAACTGATAATCAAAACTGCGGCCGGCTGGCTCGATATATTCAGCGCGGCCATCAGCAGGGAATGCGATCGCCTCGCCAGGCCCAGCGCTGACTTCCTCTGCTGCAGATGGGAAGCCATAAAACGCCAGCATCGGCACAGCGCTGATGTGAAGCTGGTTATCGAGATCGCTTTGGATTTGATAAGCCTTGAGGTTCAGCTCAGCGATATCCTCCAGCGGCGGCCGTGACTCCATAAAGCCATGGCGCTGCGCATAGGCAACTGAGAAAGGAATCTCAGAAAGGCTTGTGCGGCCCTCGTCGACAACCTTAAAGTCGCCGTTGTCTTGCTTCTGATGCAGTTGGAATTCACCTGGCGTCAGCACACGGATTTGCTCCACTGCCTTCTCGCCAAACTCACCATCAGGCACGGTGACCGTCTCGGCTAGTCGCAACTGCGTTAACACCTGCCGGCCTTCCTGCTGCTCAGCACGCCAACCAAGGATCTGCCGTGGCGTGTAGGTCACCCAGTAGGGTCTACCCCCATCAGCAGGTGCATCCACCAGTACACCAATGTGGCCATAACGGACCATCTTGCGGGTGGTTTCGTAGGTCCAGACGTTGAGGTCATTGCCTTGTAGGTCAACATCAAACAACTGTTCGCTGATCACATCTGCTGTGTCATCAAGCCGCACTGGTTTGCGCGTCAACATGCCAGCCAGCATCCGCTCTAGACGCTGATAGAACGGCGGGCAAACTGATCGCGCCAGTCGATTGTCATAGCTTTCATCTAACTCCCTTGGCTCCTGCGGCAGGTAACGCCGATGCTTGCGGCGCATCCCATAGGTGCCGCCCAGTAGATCCTCGATGAGAACCCAATGCGGCTCCATTGCATACCACGATGAGTTGGCATCCTGTACGCGAGTAACGCGGCGCTGCGCAATCGGCCGGTCGTAGTTGTTAAAGCCGGTGTACATTACAGCGCCGCAGTCATAGGTGCAGTTTAGGCAGCAATCAGCGTGATGCTATTGCGGCCAATCTTGATGTCAAACTCAGCGCCGGGCTCGTAACCCATCTCGCGCAGGTAGCCATCACCGATTTGCAGCTTGCCATTGAATTGCACCTTGGCCTTATAGGTCAGGCCGCGGCCACGCTTTGCTGTCTTGCTGCCTAGGTCAACGCCTTTGGCTTCCAGCAGCGCCTCATAGAACTGCGTGAATGCCACGCGATCCTTGATCACGTAGCCGCAAGCGCGCACCAGTTCGGACTTAGGCGCATTGCCCAGTTCTTTGACCTTAGCGAGTAGTTCGACGCCCTTGAGCATGGGTAGAGTTAATGGTTGGACTGATGGAGTGTAGCTCAATCAACGTCCGCTGCAACCATCAAGCCGCCCAGAAATACCGCAATGAAGAATAGGTAAACAGCAAGCGCCAGTAGTGGTCCGCCTAGCGCAAAGCCTGCGGCGGCAATGAAATGCACTGCCATGACCCCAATGAAAAACCAAATGACTAGCGCTGCGCTGCGGATGAAAGCTCTTAAAAATCTCATAGTGTTATTTGAACTCATCGCTTAACAAAAGTGCAATATCGACCAGTTTGCAAAAGTCCGCGACGCAGCAGGAGTGGCATACAGTTCTGTCGTTTTCAAGTTGCCATCCATCTGGCGGTCCTTTGTCTTGGCCGATAGGACCGCCGCAATCAGCGCAGATCACACCCATTGCTGGATCAGCAGATTTGCATCAGCGCGGAACGTGGCCGCCACTTCGCGGATCAGGTCACGGGTGATCTGGGTGTTGGCGCGGCGCAGGCTTATCAGTCGGTTGCTGGCGCGACCAAAAGCGGCATCGCGCTCAACACGGATCTCCTTGGTGATCTGCTGGCTGCTTTTGCCGGTGTTGCGCGCGGCGCAAGTGCGGCCGAAGTGGACCATCTCGCCGAGATCAGACTGCATCAGCACTGTGGCTTTCAGGTTGGTGCGCCCGCAGCAGTCGCAAGTGGTGATGCTGTCGTCGGTGCAGATTGCGGTGTAGCCCATGTCTCTTGGTTTGGAGTTCCCATACTGTACACCATTTGCAGCCCTTGGCAACCTTGCTCAGTAAATCCGCACGCCGGTCGTGCGCCCAGCACCTGCGTGCAATGGGTTGAATTCACGCCAGACCAGGTAGCCCAGTGCGTCATTCATGTGGTCATGGCCGGCATCCTTGTCCGGGTCGCCCTTGTCGGTGTAGCACTGCAGCTCTAAGCATTCGATCAGCCGCTTGCAGCGCTGGTGGATGGTGAGCCTGACCTGACCCTTGCCGTTTTCCAGCAAAGCCTGAACAGCAGCCACGCGATCACGGACGGGAGGATTTGCACGTGGCGACTGGTTTGACATGCCGTAGGACTCCAGGATCTGGATGTCGGTCTGGCTTGCGTTGGTGCTGCGGTTGCCGCCGCTGGCATCTGGGTAGATGTAGATGCGCCGCTGCGGGTAACGCGCTTGGATCTCTTGCGCCAATGCGTCGGTGTCATGAGCGCCGCTGATCTCATCAATCACTAGCAGGCTGCTGCCAGTGCGGATGCCGATCACGGCGGACATGTTGCCAACGTTGAAATCAACGCCAATGCGCAGCGGCTCGCGATCTAGGCCTGGCAGCTCAGCCACCACGTGCTTGTCGCGGCTGAAGCGGTCGTAGATGGTGCCAGTGGTGAGGTTGACGAACTCTCCATCCAAGTACGCCCGCAGCAGGTTTGGGTCGTAGTTGGCCTCTAGCCGCTCAATGAAGTCCGGCGGCAGGTGCGGGTTATCTGCTGACCGCATCTTGATGAGCTTGCGATCCGCACGCCCTTTGGCGTCCTCGCTGCCGAATGTGTTCCACATCCAGCGGAAACCCTCCGGCGTGGATGCAGCGCCAAACTGCCGCACGTTGCCGGAGCGCAAGCGGCCAAGGATCTTGGGGAATGCCTTGTTGGCGATAGATGGCGTCACTGTGTCAATCTCATCGGCCAGCACCCATGCAAGGTTCAAGCCGATGATGCGGCTCCAGTTCTCAAAACTGCGGCACAGAATCTTGGTATCACCGCCTGGGAGGTGCAGCATGTATTCAGGCAACGGGCTCGCCCTGAATGTGTAGGGGATCTCATACGCCTCCAAGAACTGCTCAAAGTCGTTCTGCCAGATGTCGCGGATCAGCGGGCCAGTCGGCTCCATCACTGCACCGATGAAGCCTTGATTGGCCGCGGCCAGCATCACCGCCTTAGCGCACAGCGCACGTGTTTTACCGGCGCCATAACCAGCTGAGATGCCAATGATCTGCGTGTCGCTGTCGTCTACAAACGCAAGCTGGCCAGGGTGCAGATCAGCGCGGATGCGTTGCAGCAGATCGCCCGTGTCCTCTTGCGTTGCAACATCCATAAACCCAAGCAAGCTGCCGGGTTGGCAGATGCCGGCGAGCAAGCTCATGACATCTCAAACCGCAACAGCTTGGCCTGATCTTCTAGCGCTTTGATTGCAATGCTGAGATTGCCTTTAGCGCGTGCTTCACGCTCATAATCCTGCAACCTTGCTAGTGCGGCTTGCAGCCATTGCGGACGCTCCAGCTCTGAGTCAAGGGCAATCAGCTTGCGCGCTTCCGCCATGTAATCGCGCACTTGGCGCTCGCTAACTCCCCACAGCTCGGAACCGTGTTGAACGATCTGATGGTGGCTGTGAGCACGCAGGATGAGGTCATAAACCACGTTGACGCGGTTCTGAATCTCATCCTTGGTGCTCTTCTTTGCCACGTATTAGTTGCGGACTTGCACAGGCATTACCAGATAAGTTACACCGTCCACGCCACTAGGTGTCAACACGACGGGTGTGGTTGCCGTATTGGCGTGCAGCGTGATGGCTTCTGCGGGCTTGAACGCCTTGATGCCATCTAGCAGGTAGTGGACGTTAAACGCCCACGCGCCATTGGCGGTGCCTTCCACCTTGAGCAACTCCTTGCCATTGTTGGCATCGGCTTCAGCAGTGATGGCGATGGTGCCACCTGCGGCTTCCAGCTTCACCACGGAGTTGTGCGCATCGGCAATGATGGCGACACGCTCCAGTGCACGGGTCAGACGGCGGCGGTCGGCGGTGATGGTGCTTTTGAACTCAGCGGGTACCAGCTTGGCCACGTCTGGGTAAGTGCCATCCATGATGCGGCTGTAGATGGTGATGCCGTCACCTGCGTCAATCACGGCTTGCCCTTTGGCAACGGCGATGGTCACCACGCGATCCTGCAGCAGGCGCATGGTGCTGGCGGGCAGCACGAGGTCTAGGCCATCTGGCAGATCAATGGCATAACGCATCAAGCGATGCCCGTCAGTGGCCTCCATGTGGCCGCTGCCGAGGTGAATGCCTTGGAGCATCTGCTTGCTGGCGTCGGTGCTGGCAGCTGCCATGCAGGCACGGATTCCAGCGGATAGGTGCAGCTCGCTCGTAGCAGCGTCCACAACCGGCAGCGCGGGGTAATCCGCCGCATCAGCCGCTGCAAGCCCGTAGGAGCCCGCAGAAGCGGTCAGAGCGCCATCTGCAAGGGTCAGAGCCTCATCGCCGTCAAAGCGGCTCACAAGGCCAGCCAGCAGCCGATACGGCAGCGCTACAGCGCCATCGGTGTCCACTGCGGCTGGAATGGTGACGGTAATGCCGAGGTCAAGGTTGAAGCCGGTGACGGTCATGGCGCCACCAGCGGCTTGGATCAGGCAGCAATCAAGGATCGGATGGCTGCTGCGATGACCAACGGCTGGCGCGATGGTGCGCAGCGCGTGATCGAGATCAGCTTGGCAGGTGACGGCTTTCATTTGACGGTGGCGGCAGTGACGAGGCTGGTGATGATGCGTTCGTAATCAGCGGCGAAGCTATCCACAAGCTCCATGGGTAGCGGTACGCCGTCATCAATGGCGTTGTCGGCAATGGCTGCGGCGTACGCCACTGCTTGGGTCATGGTCTCATGCAGCCGATTGATCACCGGTTGCTGCTTGGCTGGAATGTGAATGAGCGATGACATATGCAACGAGAGTTTCAACGTGACGGCGGTTCAGGTCACCACGCATGAAGGCGCAGGCGTCCGCCACCAGCGCATGGTAAGCCGCCGTGGTCAATCCTGCAACAACCCCACCGCTCAAAGCACGCTGCCGGATCAGGTGCGCGCGCGGGATGCCATGTGCTGCTGCTTCAGCGTTCAACCGCGCCAGGTCGTCAGCGGTGACATTGATCTTGATTTCGGGCATTCAGTGGTTCCAATCGAGGCGGAGCATAGGCAAAAAGCGGCGTCCTAACGCAGTTTGCGGGGTTCGGACGGTGAGACGCCTTGCGGCCACTGGGCTTGTCCTACCGTCCTACCGTCCTAACCTCTTAATAAAATGGGATAAAGAGGGGGAGGGGGAGGGGGATTAGGAAACTCTTAAACCCTATGTAGGACCAGACGGGGATAGGACGGCTCAAAACCCAGTCACCGCAATGGATCTCGCCGTCCGCACCCACTTAGGACGGGGCGTAGTGCCAGCGTCTCTTGCCTGTCGCCTCTCGTTTGCGGACCAACCCGAGATCCTTGAGAATCGCGGCCACCTGCATCTGATCCGACCGGTTCTGGCGCTCCAGTGGCTTTTTGATTCCGTTAGTAAGAACGTCCTCAATCGTGAGCACATCACTAGAACGCCTGCGGGCAAGGTATTCCTCAATGGCACTACGCCATGGCGAGTCAATCACGTAGTTATCATTCTCTTCGGTCACCTTGACTTCCATCTCAACAGGTAGCCGGTTAGTCTCACCTGCCCTGCAGGCATGTACAACGGCGGACCAAATCGCATCGCGTTCAAGCATTAGCGAAGCGGTATCAATTTGGTCCTGCTGCGTCTTAGTGGTCGGGATGACCCAGAAGCGGCGGTTGCCGGTTTCATCCACTAGAAACCCAGTGGTTTTATTAGTTGTGCCAACGATGATGCCACGCCTTGGGAATGACTCAACTTCCTTGCCATAGGGCACGCGCATTAGATCAATAGCCTGCGAAAGAAAGGCTTTTACCTGTCCGGCATGACGCCTACCTGTGATGTGGTCAAGCTCCGCCCATTCCATCATCCACGACCGATGGAGCACCATCACGTCGTCTTTGGTTGAGATGTCACCGAGTGCATCCGAGAAGAACGGGCCACCTAGGCAACCCCAAAAGCTGGACTTGTAGGCACCTTGATCGCCCATCAATACGCAGGCGGTGTCGTGCTTGCAGCCAGGATTGAAGGCACGCGCCACAGCACCGATCAGCGTGCGCTTGAGCATCTCGTCATAGATGGTCGGCTCTGGCAGCGCGGCATCACACGGCCGTAGGTAAGCGGTGGCCAGCCTGTCGATGTAGGTCGGCGCAACATGGTCAGCGCAGTGTTCCAAGTAAAGGCGCACCGGGTCGTATGGCTTCTCGCTTGCCACTTGGACCAAGCAATCAATGGCAAGCTCCTTGCCGACCTTGTAGCCCTGCTCTGCCAGCTTGAGGTAATAGCGGTCGACGCCTTCGATCACTTGGTTATCGACCTCGATCTGCTGCGTAAAGATGTTGAGCCTGATGTCGCCGGCATTGCGACGCAGGTACTCCAGCAACTCGGCGGCCTCTAGCTTTTGCGGGCTGCCGCCTACTGGCGCACGTCCACCAGGCCGTGGTTCGGGTTCAGCGGTGCGGCCACCAGCCTCACGCCGTATCGGGTTGGCGCTACGCCATCCGTCTTTCTTGGCCATGTCGCCAAGGGTGCCGAGCGTGATGCCGGATTTCTTAAAGCTCCGCCATTTGCGTTGGCAGTCGCTGGGTTTGTGCTTAGCGGACTGCGCCGACCACTGCTCCCATTGATCGAGCAGGCTGTCATCACCGACGCTGTGAAGCGACATGCCAACCGCAAGCCAGTCGTCGTAGTCGTCAGCGCGGTTGGCATCCAATGCGGCGAGGTATGACCGCGCGCGATCTGCATCGCCCTGCGGGTCAGGCAGCTGGACTAGCTCGGCGCGCACCGGCTGCGGCTGCGGTCTGAGCATCCGCTCAATCAATCCAAGCGGCGCTTCTGCTATGTCGCGGTCGCCTGGCCCATGACCTGGCACCCAGTAGTAGCCGGTGGTTTGCGGGTGCGCACCGGCTACGACGGACTGGCAGCCGTTCCAGCGCAACTCCACTTGCTCGGCCTTGCCGTCGTCATCAATGACGCCGGTCTTGTATTTGCGCGTGGCGATCGCATCCCAGTACTGCTCAGGCACGCGGTAGATGATTTGCATCCGGCCATCGCGGCCTGATTTGACCACCCAGCTGCGCGGCAGGGATGACAGCGGCAGATCCCACTCGGCTAGGAGCGTGCTGGCTGACTTGCCGTCGTGGTCCAAAAACAACAGACCACCAGACGGCACGCCGCAGCAAACACCAATGGCACGCGCGCGACCGCTGCTCAGTTCGGCCAGCAGCGCATCCTTATCAAGTGGGTTGTCTTGCCATGCCGGCTGATACGGGCGCTTTTGGCCATCAACAGCGACATAACCCCAGTCGTCGGGCAGGCGGGCCAATTCTTGCTGCAGGCTCACTTGGACTCCTTGAGTGCCTGCTCCAGCAGCAGTCGGATGGCGGTGGCGCGGTTCATGCGATCACCACGCCAATAATCCAGTTGCCGCAATAGGTCTGGAGTCAGGCGTATATGCGTTGGATGGCTAAGGCGCACTGGTTTCGACTACAGGCTTGCAAAGCGTAGCAACAGCTGCTACGGTTGCAAGTGGCTGCACACTGCCATGACCTACCAAGACTTCCTAGCTTCCAAATCCACTGCAGCACCTGTTGCCGGCTTTGACCCGCAGCAGTTCACCGCGCCGCTGTTCCCGTTTCAGCGGGACATCGTGACCATGGCTTGCCGCGTTGGCAAGTTCTGTATCTGGGCCGACTGCGGCATGGGCAAAACCGCCATGCAGCTTGAGTGGGCGCATCAGGTGCATCAGCACACTGGCGCCAACGTGCTAGTGCTGGCACCGCTTGCCGTTGCACATCAGACCGTGCGCGAGGGCAGCAAGTTCGGCATCCCATGCGCGTTCGCTGCCACGCAGGCCGAGGTCAAGCCCGGCATCACGATCACCAACTACGAGAAGCTGAGCCACTTCGACCCATCCGCCTTCGATGGCGTGGTGCTGGATGAGAGCAGCATCCTCAAGGCATACACCGGCAAGATCCGCAACCAGATCATCGAGTCATTCAGCCTCACTCCATTCCGCCTGGCCTGCTCCGCCACGCCAGCACCCAATGACCACATGGAGCTTGGTAACCATGCCGAGTTCATCGGCGTGATGACCCGCACTGAGATGCTGGCCATGTTCTTTGTGCATGACGGCGGCGACACTGCTAAGTGGCGGCTCAAGGGTCACGCGCGGGACAAGTTCTGGGAGTGGGTCTGCAGCTGGGCAGTCACGATCCGCAAGCCATCAGACCTTGGCTACGACGATGGCAGCTTCATCCTGCCGGCACTGCAGATCCAAGACTGCACGGTCGAGACACCACGCGAGGCAACAGCAGGTGATGACGGCCAGATGGCGCTATTTGCCATGGAGGCCCGCACGCTTAACGATCAACGCAAGGTGCGCAAGGCATCACTCAGCCTCCGCGTTGCAGCCGCTGCCAAGCTCGCCAACAGCAACACCGAGCAGTGGTTGATCTGGTGTGACCTGAACGATGAATCAAAGGCGCTTACTGCTGCCATTGATGGCGCGGTTGAGGTGTCAGGCAGCGACAGCGACGACCACAAGCGGCAGGCCGCCATTGACTTCCAAGACGGCAAGATTCGCGTACTGGTCAGCAAGCCGAGCATCTTTGGCTTTGGCCTCAACTTCCAGCGCTGCCACAACGTCGCATTTGTTGGCTTGAGTCACAGCTATGAGGCTTTTTATCAAGCCATCCGTAGGTGCTGGCGGTTTGGGCAAGAGCAACCCGTCAACGCTCACATCATCTACGACGTGGCTGAAGGTCGCGTGATCGACAACATCCGCCGCAAGGAAGCGGACAGCATCCAAATGGCTCAATCAATGGTTGAAATCATGAAGCAACAAACAATGGAGCAACTCAAAAAGATCCAACGCCAAGTGGCGCCGCACA